CGCTATCTTGGTAAACTGAAGTTAAACCTTCGTGACCGAGTACCTCGAGTTTCTCTGCGTGAACAACGCTTTGTAGAACGCTCAATAAAGAAAGGAATCTGGAATCAGTGTCCTGATGATTTAGCTCAACGAGCGATCAATGGATTCTACCGATCACCAACTGATCCTAAGTCTGGAGAAGAAGACTTCTTAAAGACCGATCAACCTTATTGTGATCTTCCAAGAGACATACATTATCGAAAAGCTCTTAGAGTTGTGGAGAAAATCTTCCGACCCAAACGACGCTTAAAACCGATAGCCTTTCCTGATCTACGATACTATCCGTGGACATTGAACACTTCTGCCGAATATCCATATAGAGAATCGAAAACCTGGCAAGAATACGTGCGACAAAAGCAACGTGACGGTGACATCGACGACGAACGTCTGTCATTCCATAACTTATATAACGAAATCTTTCATGATAATCGTCATAAAGTTCATCAAATCAAAGAAGGCAAACGCCCTTTTTGGGATGAAGATGGAAACCCCGTCCCTTACGGGTATACTTACTTACACTCTCGAGCACACATGCGAATCATAGGAGATGATCCTAAAATACGAGCGGTATTTGGAATAACCAAATTACTACTTATGGTTGAAAATATGTTCATTTGGAACCTCCAACGTGAATATCTTAATCACCGTAATGCTCAAGGACCACTTCTTTGGGGTTTTGAAACCTTTCGTTCTGGCTGGCAAAGACTAGTTGGACTACTGACTCATAAACAAATCAGCTCAATCATTTCTGCCGATTGGAGTGGCTTTGACCACAAAGCTCTTCATGAAGTAATAGATGATGTTCATGATATGTGGAGATCTTGGTTCGATTTTGATCAAGGCTATGAACCATCCGTTTCTAACACTCATAATTACTCAAGCACTAAAACTAATCCTAAAAGACTACAACGACTCTGGGACTGGATGTGTCACTCACTGAAACACACACCAATTGTTGCTGAATCTGGAAACCTATATCAATGGACCTTTAATGGCATTGCTTCTGGATATCAACAAACACAACTCCTCGACTCCTTCGTCAACGCTATCATGCTACTTACTTGCTTATCAGCTTGTGGTATTGATATTGAAGGGAAGCATTTTCAAGCTCTCTTCCAAGGCGATGACTCAATAACAACGTTCCCTGAACGAATTGAGTTTAAATCTTTTATGAACAAAATGTCACAAGAAGCTAGAACACGATTCAATGCAAATCTTTCCCCCGACAAGACCACGTTCGGTGAATGGTTTGAAGATATTGAAGTCCTATCTTATAAATATAAAGATGGAAAAGCTTACCGTGACCCTGCTGAGTTACTCGCTCACCTGCTCTACCCTGAACGACCTAGACGTGCAAACGAAGCCGCTGCTGCATGCATCGGAATCGCTTCTGCCGCAATGGGTTGCTCTCGACATGTGTACAACACCTGTAAAGATGTATATATGTTTTTTGTCAATGAACTGAAAATTGAACCTCGTTTTCCCGAAACCGATCTAAACGATCCTGGCCGTTGGTGGATACCGAAGATTCGATACTTTCCGTCATTTGAATAAACTTTTCTAAAAAACTTTGACGCTCGATCCAGAAAAAAATCTGATCGTGAACGACTCTGGCCCACTGAACCTACC